CTGACTGATCAGGATGGTTTGTGTCGATTCGTCAAAAAACTTGTTTTCTGTGGACATGCCGCGCACTCGAATGGGCAGAGCTAACATCACTCGAGCGCTTCTGCGGCGGGCGTCATCCATCTACATGTCGATTCAATAAAATAGCGAGGAGCGCCCGTTCACGTCTTGACACGACCTCCCCATCCCAGGTTTCCCCAGGACAGGCAATTCCCCCGTTCAAGCTTATCGGGTTATTTTACCACGGCTTGAGGCGAGCGGCGGGGAGCGGCTCGTTGGGTAGGGCGGAGAACTCTTGCATCTTCCCAGTTGTGGCCCAATCGAGGAAGGAAAGTGCACTCGCAAGTCATCGCTGGCCGTCCGGCTTTTGGGAATTCTGACCGCGCATGACACAGTCCGATTTCAAGAGATCGGCAACGCCCTCACATGTTAGTGACGCCTGGAGAGGTTGCTTCCGCGTTGCTGCCGTCGAACACAAAGCTCTGCGCGCTGCATTTCGAGGCGGTCGAGCCAATCGTCATTGCGCCCTTCACGTTTGAGGGCCAGACGAAGGTCCTGCTGCCGGTCGAGTCCTGGCAGATGATGAAGTTCAATTGCTCGCCCGCAGAAGCGTTGGCGAGCGTCGAACTGGTGACGTTGCCGGTGAGCGTAATCTTTTGGGTGTTGCCGAGGGACGCGTCGAAGGTAGGCGTCCCTGAGAACGTCACGACGTTCAGTGATGTGGCAAAGTTTCGCGCCGTAACCGCGCCCGTGCCGCTAGGCGTGAGTGTGACGTTCTGGTTCGTTCCGCCCGCGGTGAGCGAGATGGCGCCGGTCGACGTCACGCCCCCATTGATCACGGGCGAGGTCAGCGTCTTGTTAGTCAACGTGTCGACAGAAGCCCTGTAGACGAAGGTGTCGGTCACGTCTTGCAGGGTCTGGGTGCGCGCGCCTGTTGCCGTGCCGGTGACTTTGATGTTGTTGGTAGCCGCACTGCCCAGCCACAGGTTGCCGAACGGGAGCGAGGCCGACCCAAGGTCCCCGACGCCGGCGGAGGAGGGTGTGATCGTCTGCGGTACGCTGAGCGCGCTCGCTCCGAAGATATAAGATTTGGTGCCGTTCGAGGCTGTCAAGACAAACTGTGAAGACGAAGGATTGAGGTAGAGAGAGTCCGACCCCGCAGCGTCAGAGTTTATCATGTCGTAGACGGGCTGATTGGCGGAACAGTTCGTGCCCGTGTTGACGGGGGTCCCGTTATTCACTTGCGCAGCCGGGCAGCCAATCCGGATGGCTGCGCCACCGTAAACGCTGGGGGCAGTCGGGAGCCACATTCCGTAGAAGAATAGCCCTTGAGCAGTGATCACGGCAGGCGGCGAGAAGGGAGCCCCATTGACATAGTCCGCATACTCTGACGGGTCGTTCAAATTTTGGACGCCAATCGCATTTTCGCTCCTCTGCCATCCGTGCCCGGACAGTTGAATCAGCATCGTGCTGCTCGGCGCGTTCCCCACGTAGGGCAATAATTTGTGCACGCCGGAGAACACGTTCGCGCTGGAATCGAATTGCCAGTAGTGTTGATTTTCGACCATCTCGCCGCTTGCCCAGTTGACGTTGTTCGGGGCCAGCGTTGCCGTGTCCGAAAGCTTCCCGTTTTGCTGCCACGAAAGAACCTCGGCCCCCGGAAAAACGTAGTACTGGTTGGACTGCTGCCAGCCCGTGCAGGTGGGTGGCGAGCAGCTTCCGCTGATCCCATGGCCGGAGTAACCGATTCCGTTGTTGCCAACCGCCCATGGAATCAGGTGGGAGCTGTCAGTGACGGCAAGTATCGGGAACGCCTGACGAACACAGTTCACCGCGGGCGAGACTCCGCACGTCGAACTATATCCAGCCTCGCCGTAACGGTCCGAGACCAACTCGACATAGTAACCCGCGCAGGCTCCAGCGTTGCCCGATGCGCACGCGCCACCGTTGGCAATGCTCACTACCGCTCCCGGAGGGTGCGGCTTATTGAAAGTCGCAGTGAAGGCGGTTTGAGGGTTTCCGGAGAAGGCAGTGGCTTTCACAATCTCGTAACTTCCGTCATCGCCGATGACGATGGGCGTGTTAGTGGTGACACCGCTCAAGTTCGTCCCCATGGTGTAACTGGCCGGCGTCACTGTGCAGGTGGCAGGCAGGGTGGTAGTAGGGTTGCAGTTCGGACCCGGGATCGCAGCGTCGGTCAGGGCCAGCACGGTGTTCGCAGTCCACGACGTGCCGTTGCCAACATACTGCGGCCAGGTCCATGCGCCGAGGTTATACGTCCCAAGGGAAGAGAGCGTGCCATTGCTGCCTTTGGAAATATCGAGCAACGGGCGCCCGGCGCCCTGCTCGGTCTCGGACTGGAGATTGCTCACGGTGATCTGCGTGGCCCCTTGAGATAATGCAGGGCAGGAGGGCGGACCACAGATCGTGCCGGAGTATACGTCACTCACCTGATAAGCGGTGAAGCCGGCCGACTCCAACCCCTCGTCACCCATCGTGCTCGCGCCTCCGTAGTTCATGCTCAACACTTCGAGGCCGATGGTGTCGCCCGTCGCCCCGCTGAGCGTCTGGATGCTCAGAGGAATGTGTTCAGCAGGCGTGTAGTACTGTCCGGCGATGTTAACGGCCTTGAAGACGCTTTTGTCGGCGTAATAGGGCCAGTTGTAGAGATTCCTTCCGCCATCAAAGACCTTCTGGGAAAACTCGTTTTCCACTACATTCATGAACTGAGTATAGCCGCTGCTTCGGTAGCGATTCCCCACCCACTGATTGCCGACGATGAGATTCGGAAGGCCGCCGCTGTCAGTCGCGTTGCCCGGCGAATCGTAGTTGGTGACGTGAAGCCCGTCGCGGAAGTCCCAAACCTGGAGATTGGGACTATTCGAGCACCCATTGGAGTTACCTGTCATCGAGGTGATGCCGCTGTAGATACTGCCCGCGCCGCAGATTGCCTCCGTGGAGCTGGACTTGCTCGCGGGATTCACGATGAGCGCGCCGTTCGTTCCGGCATTTGAGATGGCGCTGGCACAAGGCGTGGAACCGGAAAATTGGTCGCAGAATCGCGTGGCCTCGACGTGACCCGTGGAGTCGGTGCCCAGCGGCTGCGGCACAGACCAAGTTCGCACGTCGGTGATCGAGTTGATGGACGAGCTCCCCGTGCTGACTTCCGCCAGAGGGACTTGACCGGCGACGAAGCCGCTGGTGTTAGAGGCCGGCACACAGTTATTGGCTGGGTCCAGATACACGTAATTCGTCGCGCTCGCGGTCATGGGCAGGGTGCCGCCGGGATAGCTGACTGGGGCCTGCGGATTGCCGCAAAAAGCCGTTCCCGCGGCAATGTTCACGTTGGGCCAAGTCCCCGCCGTCACCCAATAGCCAGGACCCACGCCCTGGACGTACTTCGCATTGACGGCGTAAACGGGCTGGCCGCCTTCCGCCTGCGGCTGCTGCCCCAAAACTAGTGACGAGTGACGAGTGAAGAGTGACGAGCAAGTTAGAACGACCACGATCAGAGCAACTCGCAGCGCATCGTGCCCGTTCCGACCCCTGACTCCTGACTCCTGACTCCTAACTTCTAGCTTTTGACTTTTAGATGCTGCTTTCAACATACGATCACCTCATGGACCTGGCTTCAAAATCACCAGCAAGGGCAGGCCTTAATTCAAAGTCGTGCGCTAATGGCGCCGCACGCTTACCAAATCTGAATGCTCGCCGTGACCCCCGCATCCGAGGCGGTGAGATACAGGTTGGTAGCGTCGAACAGAGTTGTTGGTTGAAACCACAGCGCTCCGCCGGAGGTCATGTAAATGATTGCGCCCAGCGGTGCCCGCCCAAGATTGTGGTTAGTTGAAAAATTGCCCGCTGCCGCGGCACTCACGGCCAGCCGACCGTAAACCTTGGTGGCGTTTGTCACCGCGAGGACGTGGGTCGCGTCGGTGGTCACGCTGCCGAGATATGCGTCGCCCGGCGTTGCCGGCGACCCCGTCAGATTGAAATAGAACCCGGTGATCGAACTCCACCACAGGAAACTCGTGGAGCTGGCCGGCGCCGCTGAGGGGGTCGGGGACGAAGGAGCCCAGCGCATTCCTTGCGCGTAGAGCACTCCCGGTGAAAGACCCGGCGTCAAATTCGCCGAAGTTGCAAGCGTGAAGCCGGCGATCACACCAGATAGGCCAATGTCGCCAAGCCACGCGGCGACAGTCCCAGCGGCCAGGACCGCATTCCGGACGTCGTTGGCGTCCTGCAAAAGCGAGTCAATGGTCTGCCAGTTGGTGTCCAGGTCAGTTTCGTAGTTGTTTCCGTGCTGCGGCTCGATAATTCCTTTTCGCGGCAAAACTGTTCTTACGATCGCCATGTTCGAAATCCAGGAATCGGGGATAGGGGATTCGAGATTAGCCAAAGCAAAAGGCGCTTCGGCAAACCCCGTTCCCCAGCTCCTAAGCCCTGACCTCCTTAATCTGATGAGACTCCGAGCGGCAGATTCACGCTCGATCTTGTGGCCAAGCAATACACTTTCACCGTGCCGTCATTAGTCGGGGTTTCTGCGCCGCCCCCCACGTAGTAACTGACCACCGTGGTCACTATGCCGTTGGCGTCGTTGATGTCCACGATCCATCTGTAAATTTGTCCCGCGCCGCCGTTTGAATTCGAGAGCGACGGGAAAGCAGTTTGTCCCGGCGTGAATCCCGGCCCCGGCGGGCGGCTCGCTGCAAAAATAGGGATGAACAGGCACTCAGGATAAGAATACTGGTAACCATCGACCGGGCTGGCCGGCACGGGCACGGTGTTCCCATTTGCGTAGAAGCCCATATAAATCAACTCGGGGCGCACCGCGGCAAACTTGGCGTTCTGCGAGATCTTGATCATGGAATAGTCGGTGAGCGGCTGGTTTGCCGAAATCGAGGCGTCGGGCAAATCGATGAAACCGGGTATGGCGCTGAGCAATAGCTGGGACATGGTTAATCTCCTCTATAATTGCCGAAGGCGGATGGACGAATGAAAGCGCTTTGTTCCAATCATCAATCGTCGTGCAAAAATCTAAAAAATGGTGTTTCCCGGCGTGCCATCGCTATACGTCCCGCCCGTCGCGCTTGCCGAGATCACCATGTACTCCGCCTTCTGCGCTGGCGTCAGGTCGGCCCAAACCGGCAAACCAAGCGACGCCGGCGCGATCTGATAGGGCGTCGAAAGACCCATAAACCGGGCATCGAGCAGCTCAAACTGCATTTGGCCTTTGGCGTAGCTGGGTTGACGGCTCATCACCTTGCAAAGAACGTTGGAAATCCCCACTCCGCCATTGCCCTGGGGATTCAGGTCCGTCACTTTGCGATGTGAAAGAGTAACGTAATCCCCCACTTCCACCCCGACCGCGCTCAAGAAGGAAGTCACCTTATACCGTGGCGTATCAAAGGCGTAACTGCGGAACAGCCAGTCCGCCAGCAGATACGACCACAAATAGCCGCCGTAATTCACTCGCAACCCGGTGGACTCCACCTGTTGGTTGTAAACGTACTTGTGCAGATTGATGGAATCGTTTTCCTGAAAAAACCACTGGTTCTGGAACCCGCGGGCCGCCGACATGGGCCCGCCATCGTCGGGTTCAAGGCGCGTAGTCAGCATGTTGACCACCGGGTCGCGGGTGACCTCGGGAATGCCGATCACGTTGGAGTCCGTAAAGGAATAGACTGGCGTCAGGCCGGCGGGATTCTTGACGGGCACCAGTGAAATTGCGCCGGACGCGCGGATGACCACGACCAGTCCGAGCGGCTTGAGGATGTAATCCTCGATCCAGCTTTTTGCCTGCATGCCTGTCGTGATGGTGAACTCGAAGTGCGCGCCGCCGTATATGCCATCGCGTAGCGCCAGAATGCCTGGGATATCGATAAATGGGTTGGGATTTATCAGTGTTTCCGGGTGGCCGGGAACGTACTTCACCCAGTAAGGATTGGCCATCACTTGGCTGGTCGTACCGACGCCAGTCAGGATCGGGGTCAAGGCGGGGTCCTGGCCCACGCCGAGCTCATTCTGAAGCGCGGCCAGTAACAAGTCGAGTGGATGGCCGGAAAGTTGGCGCGGGTTCTTGTCAGAAGTGGGAAAGGCGTTCGCGAGCCACGAATCGCCAATGGGAAACGGCGGAGCGGGCTGGCCGGGCAGCCACTCGCTCGGGCCGCCATTGGGCCAAATCATCGCACCCGCGATATACCGCTGCAAATCCGAGCACGTAATTTGCACTTTGCCGTCGGATGAAAATCCCACACCCTTGATGGTGACGGTGTGCAGCGGCATGAAGTCATTGAGCGCCAGGCCGGAGAAGCCCATCGAAAACACCGCGATCTGGCCAATCAGCGCTTGCTGCGCCGCCAGCGAGCGCAGCGAGCCGCCCGGGTCGTTGCACTCGATCGTAAACTCGCCCACGTCGCTCGATCCTTCCGAGTCTCGAATCGCCTGGCTCGGCCCGTCCGGCAAGACCATATTGGGCAGCAACTGTGATTGCGTCGAACTCGAGAGTACGAGCGTGGGGTTAGTGGCCGTAATCCACATCCAGGCGGTCGGCGCGAGCATCGGCCAGACCTCGAACTCCCACGGCAGCCCGCGCGCCGCGAGCGAATAACCCACCAGCGACCCGTTCCCCGTGGCTTGCAGGATGTTGCATTGGCCAGTGACGAGGGCGGAGAGCACGGCGTCCGTCGTCGTGCCGAGGCCGGCGAAATAATCGGCTAGGCCAGGCGTCGAATAGAGCCGGAGAAGCGCCGCGATCATCCCCCAGGTTCCTTCTTGCCAGACGGACGCCGGAGATCCCGAATAGCCGCCGGAAGAATCGTTGTAAGGCTTCATCCCGCTGAAAGGGGTGGCGAGAGCATAGGCTTCGTTCCAGGTGCTGGCGCCGTTCGACTTGACGATGGTTTCGTTGTTGAGCAGGAAATTCGCGTAGGCGAACTCGAGGCACTGGAGCGCAATGTCGTCGCGGGCGTTGGCGTCGGCGAGCATCGCGGTCCATGCTCCACTGGCATCGAGCGCCTGGCTCGTGTCGAGCCCGCTGGCGCTCGCTCCCTGCGCGAAATGGCCGGGCACGTTGCCGGCTGGCGCGATATAGAGACCGGCGAGAAGGTTCGTCCATATCGTCGCAGCGGCGGTGCTCAGCATCGTAGCCAGTGCTGTCAATGAAGAGGCTTGCGCAGAAGTAAGTTGACCCGTTTTAATGAGATTCAAGGAGGCCGTGGGCAGCAGCGCCGCGGCGCGCGTAAAGGCAAACCACAAGTCCACCTGATGCTCGGTTGAAACGGCCAACTGTTCGCCCGGAACGAATTGGTAGCCTGGGTCCTGATATTGCCCGTAGCCCATGTAGAACAGTCCGTTGGTCAGGTCACTCGCGCTGCTTTGCAAAGTCAGCAGGAAATTCAGCATCCGTTGCAGATAGAGGACATGGGAAAAGTCCGTTGACATCTGCATGTAAAGCGCGTAGGCGTAACACACCCAGGCCATCGCTCCGGTGCGGATGTAGGCTTGGTCGATCTGGCCATTGTAAACGTCATAAGAAAAGCTCAGCGAGTCCGCCGGCTGGATGTTGCCGATGCTTAGGTTGTCAAATTTAAGATCTCCCGCCGCGTCCAGCGTGATCCTGAACCCGGTAATGGAGCTGAGGGTGTCCGAAGCGAGCGAAGAAATCAGAGAGGCCAGGTTGACAAGTTGGGTGCGGTACGTGCCTGCGCCCGGACCGATCGCCAGGGTGATGGTTTTGGTTCCGGCGTTGAATAAGGCCGGGGCCTCCGCGCCGGAAGTCACCAGCACATCCGTCACCGCGCCGTTCGCCGTTGTCACCGAAATGTCAAAACTGAAACCGACGCCGGCAGCCTCGCTGTGTTGCCACTCGATTTGACTCTCCGTCGATGCGGGAAGGCCGCTGCCCGTATAAGTGAAATAGTCCCCCGCGTTCGCGGCGTGGAAATCGACCACCAGGCCGGCGCCGTAGGGCGGCTCAGTCGGATCGTTCACGTCAGTGATCGAGTCTGAGGCGTTTGATTTGTTCCAGCGCGAGGCCGAATTGCCATCTTCCCCGTTTTCCAGGACGGCATTCGCGAGGTAGCCGGGATGATCGAGCAGGTCATTCAACTGCTGGATGACCTTTTGTGCCGAGGCAAAATTTCCCGAAGCGCTGTAGGCAATAATGGCTAGGGCGTCGTCGTAGATGAAACTGCGATTCTGCAGCGCGGCGGCGTTTGACAGTGTGGGGTTGGGATCGTAAAGCGGATCGGAAGTGGGAACATCGAACGAGCGCGCCAAGCCCTGGTAGGCGGCCAGGCTCTGCATGGATGAATAGACCGTAATCCAGCCGGCCACGGGGTCGTTATAGAGCACGTGGACCGTGGGCGCGCCCTCGCCGGGCCAGACGCTCGAGCCGCAGCGCGCGTGGAAATCGTCAGCCTGCATGAGGATGGGGATATTGTCTTCCTGCAGGTATTCAATGTCGGTCTTCACAAAAACCTGCGCTTTGTAGTTCGAAAGCTGGCTGCCGATCCCCATGTTCGAGTGGGCCACCCACCCGGCCGGCACTTGCGCGCCGCTCCAGCCGCTGGCGGGCTGGGCAACGCTGGCGGGATAGAGCACAGCCAATAGCAGGCCCGGCGCCACGCTGGCCACGCTGAACGTTCCGGCGCTCTCGAACGCATCGCCACCGAGCGCGGTTGTATAGAGAGACGAGCTGCCTTGGTAGTAGAAGACGTCAGTGTGGACGAAGAGGTCGACGCGATAATACGAGAGAGGCCGAAGCAAATTGAAAACGTAACCCAGGGCCAGCCAGCCGACGTTTTGGTAGCCCAGCGCCACCAGCTTCCACACCTGCGCGTCGTCGCCCGTCAGGGCGCCCAGCGTCGCCGGCCAGTTGGGAGGGTTGCCGCCGCCGCAACCGGCAATCCCGCTGGCGCACGTCTGGCCGGTCACCAGCGCCATTTGCGTGTTGTTGTTTGAGTCCACGATCATCTGCCCGAAACTGTAAACGGCGCCCGCCACCCACTTCGCGTAGACGCCGGGCGTTTGCGGCGGGCCGGGCGTCAAGTTGGCGCTGCCGTCGGAAAGCAGGTAATTGGTGGCGGCGATCATGGCCGGGGTAATCTGGTAAGAGTTCACCAGAAGCGAGCCCCAGCCGAGCGGCTGCGGCGACTCGTTAATGGGGTAGCCGTCCGGGCCAAGCTGTGTGTCCGGATAGAGGCCGGCGGGAAGCTGAAGCACAATGTTTTCAATTTGGTTATAAAGGAAGGGCGTGCCCTGCGCTTCACTGACCATCTGCCCGGTAATGAAGTTGGTTTCAGACGAGAGCCCGCACTCGATGAATCCGCTGGATTGGCCCGGCGTCTGCGGAGAAGGCGTCGCGCCAGCCGTCAGGAGTGCGTTCGCCTGCCAGTTGCCGACCGGCCCCGTCTGCCGGGCCAGTAGCCACGCCACCGCCTTGTTCAAATCCGCGTAATATGAGCCAGGATAATAGCCTTTAACCGCGGCCATCGTGCCTCCGCCACCCCTGTCGCCGATGAACGACCGTGGAACTTTTTCCACCCATCAGCAAGCGTCCGGATCAAATGCCGTAACCTCCCAGCCCATAGGGGATCACCCCGTAGCCGCCCAGGAGCGTAATCAAACCGGCCGAGAAGCTGGACAGGAAAATGCCGAACGCTGGAATCTGCAGCACGTAGAGCGGCTGCTTGACGTTTTGCCCTAAAGCGGTTTGCCAACTTTGATTCCCGATAATCATCGAAGTTCCTCCGCGATCACGGATTGGGTCATTGAGTTATTGAGCGCTCTGTTTCTTTTTTTCACTGACCCAATGGCCCGATGAATCAATGGCACAATTCCTCAGGTCACCACCTGCCTGAACTTCATCTTGAATGTGTAAACCCCCGGTGTTCTCCACGCTGCGTCCCAGGTGGTGTCTTCGAGTGTGTAATTCGTATAAGCCGCTAGCGTGCCGTCCGGGTAGTAACTGAACGGATTCCCTTGCAGGGCATATTCCATGAAGAAGCTCCAGTTCTGCACGTCCGACCCGGAGAGTACGGTCTGCATGTTGAGCTCGATGAAGTTGTCGATGCGCTCGATGATCGCTTCTCTCACCCCGGAACTGGCGATGTTGTCGTGCCGCACCGCTTCCATGTAATACGCGGGCAAGCCGCTGGGCGGGTAAGTGAATTGCAGGGTGATGGTCCCGCCGCCCGCCACGTAAGTGATCTTGGGAATCGCCATAAGCGTCAGGATTTAGGATTGAGGATTTAGGATTTAGGCCTAAATCCTAAATCCTAGATCCTGAATCCTTCCTTCTACCTCCCTACCCCGCCCACTCGTTGGGCGACCGTCGCTTTCACCGATAGCGTGCCTTGCTCCACGCCGCGCGAGATGTGGTTGGCCAGCTCGTTCAGGCCTTGCTGGCCACCATAGACCGGTCCTTGAAAAATGACCGTCACTCCACCGCGGGCAACGTTTGACCCCGAGGCGCCTGGGGCGAGCTGCGCGCCGTACGCCGAGTTCTCTGCCCCTGCTGCCGATGCCCGATTGCCGAAGGATGATTGCGTCCCTCGGCTTCCGGCGTCTGCTCCTGATCCGCCGCCGGCGATGGCCCGGCCGGCCAACGCGGCGGCCCCGCCCACCGCTCCATACATGGCGGCCGACTCAAATGCGGCCGCCGCGCCGCTGTAGTCCTGGATGGAGAGCAGGTAGAAGCCGAGCGCGGCGGATTGAATCGCCTGCACCAGGGATTGCTGCGCGATGGAAGTGATCGCTTGGGTTGCGGCTTTGCTGAACGCTGCGCCAATCGACGTCTGCCAGAGGATAGCGTTGGCGATGTTGGCGCCCAGCGCCGAGTCAAACTGCATAAAGCTCTTTCCGAATTCAATGCTTAGATTCTGGGAGGTGTTCAACACTTCCGTCAGGTTAGCCACTAGTTGCGTTTTCCAGAGCTGAGCCTTCTGCTGGTTGCGGTCCAAAATGTTGGTCACCGCGTCGACGTTCACATTGAAATGGTCAGAGAGGGTTTGCGCAGTTTGGTCGACCACGCTGAAATTCGCCGTGCCTTGCGCCGACCACTGGGCGAGGTCGGAGCTTACGCCGGAAAGGCTGCTCGAGAAGTTGGTGCGAAACTGCTGGATACTCGTTTCCGCGCTCGTCGGATCAGCGCCGATCGTGATCAAAAGTTCCGCAGCACTTTGGCCTGTCATGGTTCACCTTTCAAACATGAGCGCGTCTGCACAAAAAGCGGGTTGGCCTCCCGCGGTTGTAGTCGGTGGACATGATCCGGCGTCCTTACCAATCAAGGTCGCCAGGCCTCGCCGGGGACCCATCGGCACCCTTCTCGCTCGCGCACTCCTGGAGTGCCCGCCTTTCTGTTTCGAGCAATCGGGCTGTTGCCGCCAGATCGAAGTCAAGCGCGAGAACCGGATCGCGAATAACCGCCATACTGCTGGGGCGGCAACCAAACTTCTGCGCGGCCAAGGCGAGCAACAAAAAGTTGTCACTTTTCACGAAACCGCTCCATCCCGCTCTGCGGGATGGAAAGGCCCTCCCTTGTCGCTTGTCGATTGTTCCCGCCCTGCGGGACCGATTGACCCATTTCGAGTTTCGAGTTCCGATTTTCCATTTTCGGCGCCTCACTCAGCGCGCGGCATGCCCACTCGAAAATGAACGCCCGATCCCTGATCGGAATCTCGTCCATGGGAATTTCACCCGGCCCGTCACCGATGGGTGGCTCGACGACACTGGATTCGACCAAGCGGCGGGCGAATGCGGCCAAGTCGAGAATCTCCTCGCGGGTCATGGTCCGGTCCGCCTCCGAGGAGTCCGTCGGCTGACGGACGCCCAGCGCGGCGCCGAGCAAGTTCTGGGGAATGCGCCCGGACAGAATCCAATCCAGCGGTTCGGGCTTCACGGCGAGGATGGTCGCGCCGCTGGGCAGCTTCAAGTGTTCGGCGCGCATGATGCGGTCTGCCACCATCGCCGAATGCCACACGGCCGGGCTGGCTATTCCGTTTTTTCGTGTTCTGCTCATAAGCGACCTCCGTGCTTGCGGGATTCGGGGTTCGGGGTTTGGGGTTCGGGAAAAAAGAATCCTCGGTCCTTATCTGCGAAACCCGAATCCCGAACACCGAAACCCGGGGCCGAGCGCCGCTCGGCCCTACGTCTGCCGATAGATCTTCCCCACCTGGTCTCCCGCGATCCTCGTCGGGTCGGCGAGGCCCTCGAACTTCACCTTGAAAGTGGTCTCCTTGCCACGCTGGAAGGGAAGTTGGACGGCCTGCGCCTGATAAGCCTGATAAAGCTGGCTGACCACGTATTTGCTTGCCACGTCGCGCCGAGGCGAAATGACGGCCACAGAAGTCTTTGGAATGGGGATGATGCCCCCAAACGAAATTTCTTCGTAGGTTTGAGACCCCGACGGCAGGCCGTTGTCGGTCCCCGTCGAGAACAATCCGTGCATGACGAAGTTCTTCAAGTTGTTCAGATCCGACTGTTTCATCGTGACTTCGATGGTCTCGGCCTCGCCCGTCATCACCACATCAACGGGCGCGGCCAGTTGATCTGACATAATTTGTTCGATCTTAGGCGACAGCGCGACGGTGGTGGCGCCGTCCGTCGCCCCGGCAAAAACGGGGCTGCTTTGCGTCGGCGTGCCCGTGGCGTCGATCAGCAAACGGTTGCCGGTGGTGGGCACCGCTACGGACAACCACAGCTTGCCCGGCCCTTGATGGATTTTTGTTGCATCAATATTTGCCATGACAACCTCCGAAACTGGAAATTAGAAATTGGAAACTGGAAATTGGAAACTGGCCCCCGTCGTGCTGTCGTCCAGATTCGCAATCGGGATCCATTTTCTAGTTTCCATTTTCCAGTTTCCGCTTTTGTCAGTTCGCGCAGCCGCTTCCCGGCGTCTTGAATCCTGTCTGGCACAGAAACGTCGTCCAGGTCGTCGTCGGGCCAAAAAAGTATTGCGCCATCTTGTTGGCCTGAAACCACTGGCCTCGTCCGGTCGAGTTGTACGGATTATCGTGTGCCGCCCCGCTGTAGCCGGGGAAAAGAGAGGCTGAGCAGTGGCCGGTCGTGTCGTTCTGAGTGCAGCATCCGGCATAATTCCCGCGCTGCGCTGTGCAGGTGTCGCTTGGACCGCAAGGATGCGTGTAGTCAAAGGTCGCCGTGCAGTACATCGTGTTGTCCCAGGAATAGTCAGCCCAGGCCACGGGCGGCACGGTATCGAGGCCCCCGGAGTTCGCGTCTTGAACGATAGAGAGATACCCGCCCGTGCCAGATGTCGTGCCCGCCCCGGTTGAAAACGTGACGTGAGTAGAGTCCACTACCGTAGCCGTGACCCCGTTGCAAGTGGTGGGCAAGGAGGTCATGACGCCGCAGGTGTTCGATGCGCTGTCCGAATTGCCTTGGACTTGCGCACTAAAGTGGCCGCCGTTCCCCGGATACATCGTGTCGCCGTAGGTGTCCGTTGAAAACATCGGAGAAGACAAGGTCACGGTCTCTGTTCCGCTGGCCCGACTCGTTGACGCAACCGGCACGCGGCTTCGCCGCTGCAATAGCCAGGCTTTCACGATGAATTGGTTGGTCCAGCCGTATTCGAGGTCGTAGGGCGGGATGCTGCCCTTTGTGCTTTCGCTGGAGATGCCCGCCTGCCCAGGGAAGCCCACGTACTGAATGTGCGCGGCCAAATCCCACAGGTAGCTCATCGTTCCCAGGAAGATGACCTGAAGGTGCGGATAGTGGTTTGGCAGCCAGCGCATGATGCTCGACATGCAAGTCTGATTGAGGATTGCGGATGAGGTTGAGCTAGGCAGAACGTTGGCGGCAAAATCCCCGCTCGGATTCGACCCCACTTCATTGCCGTTCCACATTTGAAGGTAGACAACCTGCACCTGGTTCGTTGAAAGCCCGAAAGTGTTGAAGAGCGTGCCTGCGCCGCTCTCGAAATTATTCCAGGTGGTCTGATTGTTGGCGTTCCAGCTTCCACACGCCACGCCTACCTGCGCTCCGTCAATCCAGATCAAATGTCCGGCTGGAGAGGTATTGGTATACCAATCCACGTTGGGTTGCGAAAACGAGCCGCTTGGCCTCAAGAAACCCGTCCATGAAGTCGATTCGCAGTTGGGTGGCGACGTAAAGTCGCCGCTACTGTCGGTGCGCGCGCACATTTTGTCGTGCAGAATGCTGTACCCTGCGTCCACGGCCACCACGCAGCCTCCGGTGTTCACGCCACACTCAGCGGAGTTTGCGGCCCCGGTCGTATCCAGCGGCCGGATAGCGGCATCGGCCGCTTTGAGCAACGCCACCAGATCGGGCGGAGGATAATTAGGGTTCGCAGGATCGAGCTGACAACCGTAAAGCCCGTAGCCGTACTGGCCCTTGTACAGACTGCGACAGTCCAGAGTGTTGAGCGGCTCGCTCTGCCAGTCGCCGAGGCCATTCGAGCCGGGCTGGGCCTGGCCGGGATATCCGAATTGCCAAGGCGGATTCTGGGCGATCGCGGAAGAAGAGATGAAACACCAAGACACAAAGACACCAAGAACTGTTCTCATAAAAATCCTTCTTTGTGCCTTGGTGCCTTGGTGTTGAGATCTCTTCATCACTTCGGCGTCACCCCTGTAAATTGAAGTGTGATATTGACCAGCGCAGCGGCAGGCGTTCCACCTGAGGCTGCAACGTAGATATCTACAAAATCGCCTTCTTGAATAGCTGTGCTTCCGCCTGAGACGCCGCACACTTGCTGCGACGTTCCGGTCACGACGCAAGTGCCAGATGAACCGCCACCAAGATCGGTGGTTGAAAACACAGTGTTCCCGGGCGTGCAGTGCGCTGAAGTGGGACCGCAGCGTCCCGTGACAGTCCAGGTAATGCTCGTTCCGGGGGCTGCGGAGAAGAAAGCAACCATTGACTTTAAGGTGCCGGACGAGAAAGCAACGGGCGACTGAAGAGTCGTCTCTGCGGCATTCTTAAAACACACACCGACATAACCGGTCGCACTGATAGTGGCGCAGGTCGAAAACTGCATCGACGAAACCAACTGCGTGCTGTCTACGTAGGCCGCCCCGGAATCTATCAGGTCGCCCGTCGCATTCGCCTTGACCCCGTGGCCACTGGTAAAGGCGCCGGAAGCCGAGGCAACTTTACTCGGCGTCGTGGTGCTGCTGGTCGGAATTTCGGCTGAAGCATTGCCACTCGAATACTGCCACACGCCGAGCACGTCCCCTGTCTGCGCGGCGGGCAGGTTGCCAAGGTTCAATGTCGCCGCCACCGCGCTGCCGTTCACATTCATCGTCGTTCCGCCTGACGATCCGGGGCAGGTTTGAAATGACGGATTGGAGCTGGCGCCATTCGACATGTAGCACTGCCCGGAAGTGCCAGGGCCAATGCCGGTAATGTTGGTCGCGGTAGTGAATGCGGCAGTTTGGTACTGCGCGCTGCTGGATTGCGTGACCGTTCCGCTGCCGCCGGCGGTGTGGCAGGCACCATCTGCGCCCAGGTACTGCGTTCCCGAACAGGATGTGAAGAGCCCAACGACATCCGTTGAGGTGGCGATGGCCGTAGTATTTAGTGCGGTTCGCTTCACGATCCCATTGCTGCCGGGATCGCCCAGGCCGCCCGAGCCGCAATCCGACCCGGTGCCGGTCACCGCGCCGGATGAATTGGCGTGCAGGCACTGCGTCCCCGAAGCTACGTTGGTCAACGTCAACGCCGGAAGGCTAACTGCCGCGGCGCCGCTCGAACCCGTATGCGACGCAGTCAGTGTTGAAGTGGGATTGGCGCCCGAACCTAGCACCGGCGCGAGTTTCCATTCGTCAATCGCCGACACCGACCCGTTCCAATAGGTCGAATGCCAATGAAAGCCGTTCGAAGCATAATTGTTGGAGCTTGTCGCTGCCGTGGCCTGCAAGACTCGCGGGCCATGCCACAACGATCCGCCGCCCGAGGCGATAGACCAAGTTTGCGCGTAGCCCGAACTCTGATTCGTCGAGAGGTCGCTGACGACAAAGCCATCTTTGGTCGAGCCGCTGCCGAAATTGTGGCCGCTCAGCACGCTCTGAAAACCATTCATAGTCAGGTTCAGATCGCCGCTCGGATTGGCATTCGCGTTCCACTTGACAATCGGCGAGCCGCCATCGGCCAGATTCAAGACTCCGCCTGAGACGTTGCCGATCACCATGTCGCCATTCGTGAAGCCGCTCGAGTTTAACTTCACGTTAGCGAGGCTCGCCGCGCTCAGATCGAGAATGGCCGAAGGCCCTCCGCTGAGCGTATGCGTGTTGAAGCTGAAGTCCGAGCCCATGTCGCTCACGGCGTTCGTCGAAGTCGCGTAGTAGGCCAGGTGCCCGGCGGTGCCGGAGTTAACCGTGCCGTTCCCGCCGCCGGCTGGCGTTGCCCAAGTGCCGTCACCGCGCCAGAATGTAGTGCTTGAGGCGTTTGTGCCGCCGTTGAGATTGCTCACCGGTAAGTTGCCTGTTACACCGCCGGCGCCGCTCGCGGCCAGATTGATGGCGGGCAGGTCCGCACTCGCCAGCGCGCGGAAGATCGGCGGGGCAGCGCTGCCGCTTGCCGGCCCGGCCAGGAACGTGTTCTTCGTTTGCGACAAGAGTGTTGCCGAAACGTTGCCCGTGGTCGTCACGGGCGAGCTGGGCGTGGAGCTGAGCACTGTGCCGTCGCCGACGAAGCCCACGCTGGTGACGGCAGTGCTCAGCTTGGAATTAAAGGTTGACCAGTCTGTGGAAGCGAGATAGCCACTTTGTGTACTCATGGCCTGCGGCATCGAGAGCGTGAGGTCGGAGGCGAGGGGGCCGCCACCCGAGAGAGGCGCTGTGGTTAGGACCTGCCGGCTGGTCGGGACCCTGCCGGTGAGCAAAGAGTCCGTGCTGCTCTTGAGGTAAACAACCGGCATGGATGCGAATTGATCGGTCTCCACCGTGCCGGGCGCGGTGGGCGTGGCCGTGCTGGCTTGCGACCCGCTGATCGTGCAGTCCGTCCGCTGGAGACCCGAGTTATCAACGCAGCTCACGCCGGAGCCGCTGAGGTTCAGCGCCGGCCGCTGTGGCAAGTTCGCTCCCGTCTGCTGCAAGGTCTGATAAAAGAAGGTGGGCGGTGCGGTCCCGCCCGACGGCGGCGCAGAGGGCTGGATGATCGAGGCGACGTTGACCGACGGCTGGTCCGGAACAATCCAGATTTCCGTGTGCACCGTGCCCTGGATGTTGATGGTCACCACGTAGTAGCTGTCGCCCGGCGTGGCGTTGGCGTCGGGAATCAAGTTGATCCCTGCGTTCCCGTTCCCGTCGTTTATGTTGCCGTTGACATCCAAATAGGCATTCACCACATTGTTAAAATACAGAGTCCCGTTATAGGTCACCGGCTTGTTGCGTTGGGCAAAGATCAGCCCGTATTCGGGGTTACCGTTGACCGTGGTCATCACCACGGCGTTGGCGGGAAGGGAATACACTCCGGTCACCTGGGTGTTGGCGAAAGCAGAAGGCAAGAAGCAGAACGCGGAAAGCAGAAGGCAGAAAGCAGAAATTAGAAAGCAGAAAACAGAATGACGAGCAGCGGCTGTTTCCACGCTGCCGCTGAAAGCCGATCTCTTGCTCTGGACTTCTAGTTCATTGCTTCTGATTTCTGATTTCTGATTTCTAATTTCCGATCTCATCTTTCCTCCAACTCGATCACGAATTCAATCTGCGGGCCGCGGGCCAGCGTGCCGCCGCGGCGTGCGACGAGCGAGCCCATGTCGTGCCGGGTAACGCGCAGATCCTGGATTTTGCTGACCGCCGAACTTAGCCCGCTGGTCTGGCCGCTGGGCACGGTGCGGTGACTGATGGGCAGCGGCAGATAAAAGTCCCCGAGTGGCACGGAAGTCAAAACGATGTCCACAGCGTGCAAATAGTCCATCGCGTCATCGGCCAGCCACTCGGGGTCCGTGCCTGAAATCGCCATGGCACAGAAAAAAGCGTGTGTTTGAGTCCGCAGGTCGGCGTCGGAAGCCTGGTCGAACTGCGCGGTGCGAGCGACCAGGACGATTGCCGGCCAGTTTTGAATCGGCGCCGCTTCTTTGAAGAACGCCGCGAAAGGATTCAGCGTCCGGCCCGGGGGGCGCGACGCGTTGATGACCGCGAGCGCTGCCTGCTGATCGCGCTGCAAAATAGCGATCAACTGGTTGACAAGCTGCTTCGCGAATTGCGCTTGATATCGTTGAGTCATAACATTGCTGATCTGTGATTGCCGATTTGCGATTGGCGATTTGCAGTTGCCGAAGTCAATCGGCAATCATCAATCGACAATCGGCAATTCACTGTCCTCCCAATTCATCCCCGCCCAACAGAAGTGCCTTCTCTTCGAGACCTTGGCCAACCATGTCCACCCAGCTCCCGCTTCGTTCGTCGGTGAGCACGACGATGGGCCGCATCGGCAATCCGCGCCCCAAGCCACGGCCGGACGGGATGGAAGTCAGGCCGAAGCCTCGGCCGGCGCCCGTCTGATGGAAAAGCGCATAGGGCAAACTCGAGCCGATGGTCAGCGATTGGCTGTCCGCTTCTTCGACGTGGTCGGCCGAGCCCGGATCGGTCAGCGACGCGAGCAGCGCCCCGGTGGATTCCAGGATTGCGCCGCCGGAGCGGCGCGAACGGAGCGTGGAAGGCGCGAGCGGCGACCACGGCGTGCCGCCGGAGGCGCCTTCGGTCGCGAATTGCTCCGCCATCATTTCGCGAAAGTCGTCGGCGATGAGTGCGAGCGCGGGCGAGTTGTCCGCGAGCGAGCTCTGGAACGACTCCAGGCCTCGATCGACCGGTTCCGAATCGATGTCGTAAGTGAACTGCATCAGTAAACGTCCCCTTTCCGAAACGACAGATTGCTGTCGGTCTCGGGATCGGTGGGATCAGTTTCCTGGCCCGCCGTGCCGCCGAGGGCAGGGAAAACATCCCCGGTGCGCGCCAGCGTGTTGAACAGTTTGTCGTAGGCGCCGCGGTTGAGCTCAGCGAGCATGTTCTCGTAGCTGCGGCGCAAGGTGTTGGGATTGGCCCAGCCCTGCGCCGAAGATTCCGGGCCGATCATGGAAAAGAGCGCGTCACCCAGGTCCGCAGCGGCGCCAACTTCGTTCATCAGCGCCAGAAGCGAGTAAGCCTGCGGGTTGTTGTTGGACAGATTGGCGAGCGCGTAGCCGCGGGCCAGGGCCAGCGCGGAGATGCGCGCGCTCTGGTTTTCAATCCAGGCCTGGATCTGCACGTCCGACGGATTTTGATTGACGACGCCGCGCTGAAAGCCCGGATAGTGAGCGGCGACGGCGTCGATGGTGGTGAATCCCATGATTTTCTCCAAACTAGGAATTAGGAACTAGGGCTTAGGAATTAGGGAAGGAACCGGAAGCTGTGCTCTTCCTAATTCCTAACTCCTAATTCCTAATCCCTGTCTCCTTACGCGACGGCCGAGAGCCACAGAAACGCCGCGGTGGGCGCCACCACTTTCAAGGCGTAGTAGCGCTGCACTTCCACGATGTCGGAGGTGCGTGACTCATCGCGGTAGCGTTTCACCAGGAAGCCCTCCGTGTTCGAGCCGAACAGCCAGGTGAACTGATAACCCAGCGAGACGGCGCGCCGCCCGGGCGAGGGCGGCTGGTAGAAGAGCACGGCGTTTTTGCCCCAAATAAAGTTGAGCGAGTCGGCCGCGCCTTCCGCGGCGGTGTTCATCACCGCGCCGGCGACGATGAAGTTATCCACGTTGAACACCGCTTTCAGGTGTTCAGGCTGGATGATACCCACCTGGGTATACTTGAACCGGTCAGTCACTTTGGGGTGGTTTCGTAGTTGGAGAAACACCGGGAAGCTGACCAGGAGCGAATTGGGCGGCTGCCCGATCTGTTGTTGAATGGTGGCCTTCTGCGCTTCGACGGCCACGATGGGATCGGAGTTCACGTAGTCGGACCACTGGCTGGTGCCGGAGAGCGTGGCGTTTTGCGTCAGGAGGGCCGGGTTGGTGCAGGTATTGGCCACCGCCACCTCGCGCTGCACGAAGAGCAGATCGGTCAGCGTTTCGGTCACGTCCACGTCAATGTCGATGGCCGGGTCGGCGTTGGCGCGCAGCTCGTCGGGGATGGCCTCGGCGAGCGCGTGCCCTTCCGCGTAGTAGGTGTCGGTGGAGAGCGACCACTCGATCTCGTTGGCCTTGGCTCCCGGCCGGCGCGCGTCCTGCATGGTGCGGAAGCGGTCTTTGGAATAGATGAAATACTTGTTGGACTGCTTGTTGACCGGGATCATCGGAAAAAGCTTGTCGGCGATGAACTGGCCATTGTGGTACGCGATGGACACCTGGGTCAGCGCCTGGTCCACGTGCACCATTGAGACATCGGGCATGGTGATTCTCCCTTCCGATCGCAGATGGCGCTCCGCGCGCGGGCGGTCTGGAAGCTCTCAGCCGTCAGCTTTCAGCCGTCAGCAGACACGTGAAGGCCCGCTGAAAGCTGATGGCTGACCGCTGACAGCTCGAAAAACGCGGAGACCCGTCAGTGGGTCGCTTCCCTGCGATCGGGCAAAAAGTATCCCGAGGAGCTGACCCTCGGGACCGAGCCCGCGGAAAGACAGGGATTAGGGATTAGGAATTAGGGATTAGGGAAGACCGCGGTCGGCTTCCCGACTCCCTACCCCCGACTCCCTACTCCCGTCGGAACTAGTCGTGCGGCACGACGCACGGATTGGGCGCCAGAAACACGAAGAAGATCTGGCCTGATGCCGAGGCCGAGCTTTCCGCAATCCCCACGACGTTGTGCAGCGTGGCCGTGGGGGGCAGCGTGGTGAGGTTGGCGGTCTGCAAGTATCCGCTCGAGCCCGCCACCTCCACGTAGTCGCCCTTGTTGATGGGGCTATTGGCGTAAGCCCGGGAGATGCCGTACTTGCGCACGATCACATTCTCGTTCTGGTTGGGCTGCGCCTCCTGCGTGATGCCATAGGCTAGCTGGCTAGCTGAGGTGGGCAACTGGCAATCGCCGTCGTTGGCTCCAATCCCGACGGCCAGGTATCTGCCGACCCCGCCCGACGAAGTGATCCGATAAGTCTTATCGAGAACGTACGTTGCTCCTGCCATTCGATCCTCCTTGAGATTTTAGGTACTGAAATCTGGGCAAGCCGTCAGCTATCAGCTCTCAGCTTTCAGCCTGCTGATCGCTGACGGCTGAGGGCTGACAGCTACTCACCTCCGCTCACGGCGCGGCGATACTGGTGAACGAGTTCCGGCTGCTCGCGCCCGATCTCGCTGAGCGCCTGGCCGAAGGAAATGCGGCGCTCCCTCATGCGCTGCTCGGCCAGCAGCTTGACTTGCGCCTGCGGGTCTTCGGGCCCGGCGCCCGCGAGCCCCACGGGGCGCAGCGGCACTTGCGGTTTCTGCTCGGCGACGATTTTGCGGAAGGTGGGAAAATCCGAGAGGGCGATTTTTCTCCAATCGTCGCGTTGGCGCGGCAGCACTTTGCCGCTTTTCACGGCTTGGTCCAGCTCCTGCTCGACGCGCCAGCGGAAGTAGTCGGCGGCGGCGATGAATTTGCCGCCGGCTTCGCTCTCGGAGAGCAGCGTGCCGGCCTGGGCGAGTGAAATCTCGGCGCGCGCCCCGAGCCGGCGCCGCAGCGCGGCGACGCATTCGGAAAGCGTCGCGACCGGCTGAGCGGACGCGCCGCCATCTTCCGGCGCGGGCATCCCGGCCAGGTCGCGAATCTCTTCCGCCACAGACTCGTCCGGCGCTTCGCCACCCTCCGCCGGGCCGAAGCCCAAATCGTCGAGGCACTGTTTCATTTCCTCGGGGTCGGCGTAGTAGGCGTCACCAAAATCGTCGTGCGCGACGCGCACCTTGCCGTCTTCGACTGAGAGCTTCACTTGCTTCATGTGACCTCCTTTGAAATCGGGGTTCGGGGTTTGACTTCCGGGGTTCGGGGTTCGGGTTTCGGGGTTCGCAGAAGAACCGGGTTCCGGGATTCGGGGTTTGCTTTTCGGAGCGGAAGAAGCCCTTGGTCCTTCTCTGCGAAACCCTAACCCCGAATCCCGAATCGCGTCGTCTTCAGGTGATCCCAGCGAGGAATCCACGTGCACGTCGCCGACATCCACGAGCTGATACGAGGGATCAGAGAGCCGGATCTGCGGCAGCTCTTCCAGGAACGGCCGATTGGTGAGCGCGACGCTGGTGAGCGTGGTGCCCTGCGGCTTGCCCGTCTGCTTCGATTTCGCGCCCCAATCGATGGCGGGGGAGATGTAACGATATTCACGATTCTTGATGAGTGCGCGCGCGCGGTCGGTAGGCTCGTACGTCCCGTACAAGACGAATCGGGGTTCGGGTTTTGGGGTTCGGGTTTCGGGACCCGAAACCCTAACCCCGAATCCCGAATCCCGCAATTCTTCCGGGGTGTCGAGCTTCACAACTCTCCCGGCCGACGGAATCGGCCCACCCGCCGCCACTTCGGGCATTTCGCTGGCGTGGTCGTAATCGACGTTGATCTCGCCATTTTTGCGCTGGGCAAAATTGCGAACGATCTCCTCGAGGTCGTCCTCGGTGATGGAGAATTGCTGCGCGTCACGCGCCCACTTGCCGGTGATGGCGAGCGGAATGCGCACTGCGCCGGCACCGACATCGCTCAGGGCAACAACAAACCGGGGTTCGGTGTTCGGGATTTGGGTTTCGGGTCCCGAAACCCTAACCCCGAACCCCGAATCCCGATACTGCCCGCTCGGCAGCGGCATCCCCTCTGCCCTGTAGAGCGCCTTCAGTTTCTCAATGGCTTTCTGCTTGTCTGGCCCTTCGTACTTGTTGCCGCGATAACCTCCGTGCAGGGCCGCCCACGCCGCGCCCATCAGGTGATGGTTCAGCGGGCCGTTCGCGGTGTCGCGCACAGGCAAGTGGCCCTTTCCGTTCGAGTCCACGATCAGGTACTGTGGCAAGTGATTTTGGATTTTAGATTTTGGATTTTGGATTGAAGAACCAAGTGGCAAGTGGCGAGTGGCAAGTGGTAAGTTAGAATTTTGCACGGCCCGTTGTCCCTTTTCGGTTCCCACTTGGGCGAGGATCGTCGTGCTTGACGTTCTGTTCGGCGTTGTAGCCTGCATCTGGTTTCTCCTTTCAATCCAAAATCCAAAATCTAAAATCCAAAATCACTAGCCACTTGCCACTAACCACTAGCCACTGTCCCTGCCGGCGGCTCCGGTAACCCAAGTTCCCGCGCCACGTACTGCGCCAGTTCGGGGAAAGGCGAAACGACGCCCGCCTGCGCCAATTGCGCGAGCGAAGTGAGCACCTGATTGAAGTTGCGCGAACGCAGGTTCGCCACCCTCACCACCGGGTACTGCTCGACGTTCTCCCAGTTGAAATCCACCAGGCGCTTCACCGCGGTCGCGGTGAGAAGGCGCGCCACGTACTCGGCGGTGGCCTGGACGGCGAGGAAAAAGAAATCGGTTTGCGATTCGCCCAGGGCGCGGTTGCCCGAGGAGCGCGCGCCCATGCCAAGATTCATGAAAAACGCCAGAGCGACACGCGAAATTTCAATGTTGTGGTGCTGAATCGAGTTGTAGAGATCGCGGACGTTGCCCGCCACGCCCTGAAGCGAAAATTTCCAGCCGCTGGGCAGCGAGAGCCCGGTCTTTTCGTGCGCGGCAAGCTGCTGCACCCACAGCGCCGCGGCCTCGCGGTCCTCCTGCGAAGGATTGGGTCCCTGCTCGATGGTGGGAATGCCCAGGCCGTTGCGCTCGCCGGCGATGGCGTCAATGCGGTAGAGCTGGCTCTTGATGTACCAGTGCATGTAGGCCGGGCGCAGCATGGAGCGGCCGAAGAAGTTGGCGCCCTCCTGGTTGAAAGTGAACACCGCGAGACGCTCGGCCGGTATCTCCACGTTCATAAAATTCGCGTTCTTATAACCGTATTGGTTAAGGGCGACGAGCGTTTCGCCGTCCTCGTCCGTGATCCAGCGGTAGAAGGTGACGGGGAGGCGCGGGGCGAGGCGCGCCAGGCGGATGCGCTCGCCATCCACGGCATAGATTTCCTCGTGCGCCGAAGCGCCAAACGCCAGCATCAGAAGCGCATTGCGCAGCACGTCGTCCCAGCACTGGGTGGTTTTCACGCCGGTCGCGGACTCGTATTCGAGCCCGCCAAACAGGTTGTTGCGGATGAACGCGGCCACCTCGCGGTCAAAATCGCTGTCCGAGGCCGGGCGCACCTCCCAGTTGGCGGCGCGGATGGGCAGCTCGCAGGCTAGCAATGTAGCCGCCACCTGAGCGTCCGAACGGCGCATCATCTCGTAAGTGCGGATGGCGGCGAGGCCGGAGAGCATGCCGTTGTACTCGCCGAAGTCCTGGAGAAAACCGTGAAAAATCGGCGTGCCGGGAAGACCGCTGGGGCGGGTTTCGGCGGATTCGGTGGTGCGCTCGAGGGGAACGTCCACCTGCGAGTCCGCCAACGTCTTTCGGTTCCAAGTTAATTCAAGTGGTCCTAGTCTCATGTCAGTTGTCCGTCGTCCGTCGTCCGGTGCGGGAAACAAAGAATGTCAAATGGGTCATGGCAAATGGGAAATGTAAAATGGCAAGACGTGAGGGCGCGGGGCGTTCCTGCTGACGCCCTTTTGGGCCATTTGCCATTTCACATTTCCCATTTGCCATTTGAAATTCCTTCCTTCTTTCATCGCCAGTTGTCCGTTGTCAGTTGCGTATTTGCGACTTGTGATTTGCGATTGCCAATCACAAATCACCAATCGGAAATCACAAATCTAAAAAATCGTCCTCCAGTTCTCGTTGGCTTCCATAAACGCGCTGGGCGAAATAATCGGCTTGCCGCTGGCGATATAGCCGTCGGAGAGGTGGGCGACAGGCCGCACATCGGCGGCAAGATCGGCCAGCGCCTTGGCCCAGAATTCATCGGCGTGTCCGGCGTCGGTGCGTGCCGCGTCAAAGCGCACGTTGCCGCTGACTGTGACGAATTTCTTCACCGCCGAAAAGGCCCGGCGAATTTCGCGCGAGTCGGGCAAAAGCGTGAGGCCGCTTTCCATGCGCCGCTTGGTGCGGTAAGCAAGGTCCTCCTTCACCGCAGCGGTGAAAATCACCGGCTCGACGCGGGCTCCAAACTCCTGCGCGAGGGACTCGGCAAGTGGCGCGCCCATCCCGGTGGCATCTATGGCCACGCGGCGAATAAGGGGTGAGCCGCTACCCTGGCGCAGGAGAAGGAGCTCGCGTGCGTACGCCAGTTGGTCATCGAAGGGGGTGTTCGAGAGCGTACGCACTACTCGAGTGATTGAAATTGAGCCAGTGGAGAAAATTGAGCGATTTGGTGATTGAGTGATTGAGCGATTGGAAGACTCTTCGTTTTTCAATGGCTCAATGGCCCGATGGCTCAATGAATCAATTCCGCCAACAACTTCATCTAGCCAGAACACGGTGCGGTCGTGATGCCGGCCGATGTCGATCCCGAGGAAAAACGAAGACGGGCTTCGGGGTTCGGGGTTCGGGGTTTGGGAAGAACGGAGCCCCGCGTTGTTTCCTGCGAACCCCGAATCCCCAATCCCGAATCCTGGTACTTCTGCGAATCCCGAACCCCGAATCCCGAACCCCGAAAGAGTGCCGGGCGCCGAGTCCCGCAAAGCGGGATCGCTTTCGCGAGCCAGCATGTGGAGGGAGGTGTCGGTGGTGGCCTCGGCGCTTAGGCAGGCGGCTAGGAGGTCCGGGGAGAAAAAGTTCTCGGCTGTCGAAATGAACTGGCAGCAGAATTCCTGTTGCCAGGCGGATTCGTCCTCGCAGCCGGCACGAAGAAGCTGAACATTGATCTTCAGGCCTTGGCGGACGGCGTCGTAGATGTCGACCCAGTGGCTGGACCAATGGCGGGGTTCGGGGTTTGGGGTTCGGGGTTCGGGACCCGAAACCCCAACCCCGAATCCCGAATCCCGGCCGATCAGCCCTGCTGCTTTCGCCAACTCGTAAAACTTCCCCTGCGTCCCATTGGGCGTGGAAATCACTTCGAGCTGATAGCCGCGGGTGATGGAGGGATAGAGCGCGGCGTAGATTTTGTCGGCGTCGGCGTGGAAAGCGAATTCGTCCAGCGTGACGTTGCCGGAGTAGCCTCGCGCCGTATCCGGGTTGGCGGGCAGAGCGTAAATCACCGAGCCATTGGGAAAGCGCGTCTCAAGCTGCTTCAGCAGGGTGCCTTCGAAAAAGAGCGACTCGCGAGCCTCGGCCACGATGCCGCACGACTGGATGTGCTCCTGCACTTTTTCCATCAGCAGGCGCGATTGCCGCTCGCCCTTGGAGAGCAGGATCCAGGTGGTCTTTCTCTTCAGGCACTCGAGGACCACGCGCAGCGTGGCGGCAAAAGAGAAGCCGATTTGCCGGGCCTTGACGACGATCTTCAGCGGGGACGCATCCTCGATCCATTTACGTTGGTAAGGGAGCAATGGAACCAAGCGATGAGTCGAGAGATTGCTTTCTGTCACTTGCCCTTGGTCCTTGGTCACTTGTCCTTCGTCATTGGTCCTTTGTCCTTGGTTCTTGGTCACTTGTTCCTCAGCGCCAGGGCTCGACTCCCGGGCAAGGGACGAAGGACCAGGGACAAGTGGCGTCTTTTTTCGAGCTCTCTTTCGGGTTGAATCGCTCATAGCCATACTCGATGCGGGCGAAGCCCGCCTTGGAGTGCGGTAGCGCCAGCCACCGCCTTGCACTTCTGTTCGGTCCAGCGGGACCGGCTGGAGTTGCTTGAAGCAAAGGCGGGAGCTACCGCTCCCGCAGTCCAAGGCGCCTGCGGCGCCAAAGATCAGGTGTTCGGTTTGCCCTCCTCCGGCGAAGAATTTTCCTCGTTAGACGGCTCTAAGTCGCTCTGGTCGGACGCGGCATCTGCTGGGAGGCGGACGTCCCGCCCAGCGGGATCGGCCCGACAACCAGACTCCGGCGAGTTTCGATTTTCGAATTTCGAGTTTCCAGTTTCCGCCTCTTCCACCGGCGCGGCCCTGAGCATGAGCCGCGCGCGCTCGGTGAGCTGCCGCTGGATCTCGGCCTGGGGGTCGACGACGTTGGCGAGATAGGGGTCCGGCTGGAGGTCAGAATCATTCTCCACCGGCTCGCTGGCGGCAGGCTGGGCTTCCAGAACGATCGGCGTGGCATTAAACTGCGCGACGTTATCGGCGATCAGCCCGTAGACTTCGCGAATCTCGCGAATAGTCTCGGGAGTGATATTTCTCTTCTTCTCCCACTTCACAACGAGGCGGCGCAAGTTTCCGGTCTGCGCGTCGATGTAATCCGTGCGCGCCTTGACGAGCTTCTTTTCTTCTTTGCGGACTTCCGCCGCTGCGAGGATGGCTCTTCTTTTCGCCACGGCCAACACCCGCTGCTCGGTAAGAGTTTCCAGTTGCCTTCTTTGAATCAGCGCCTGATTCACGGTGAGCGACTTATCGCCTTCGTGCAGGTGCGTCAGGCCGGTCATGAGGACGGCGTTAATGAACCGCCGCTCGCCCTCATTGCCGCCGCCGAGCATGGCGCCGATGGCCTCCGTGGTCTCGACGAGATAAGTAGCGCGCTGGGCGGGAAGTCGCTTGTCCGAGCGGGCGAACTCCTCCACCGCCGCCTCCTTGACGCGGCAGCTCGACTTAGGGTCTTGGTTGATGTAGCGGGCGGCGCCTTCCACGGTGAAGCCTTCCACCAGCAACTCGTGCAGCCTGGAGCGAAGCTCGTCCGGGAAGCTTTGGGCGCGGTAGTAGATCGGGTACCCCCGCCTGAGCCTTCTGACGCGCTCCGACTTCTGTTTCGGCGGTTCGCTCATGCTTGCGGCTGCGGTTGGGGCTGGGTCGCCGCGGGTCGCCTCGGCGACCCTGCCCTCGGGGGCACCCACCAGGGGTGCCCCTGCCTGTTGCTTGGGTTTCTCGCTCATGCATGAGGCTCCAGGTAGACACCGTCATCGACGGGCAAGCGGCCCTCTTTGTAGTCGATCCCTTGCGCGGTGATTCGCACCAGGGTCACCGAGCCGCGCCCCTGCGGTCCGCGCACGTTGTCCGTCGCCACGTAGCCTTTCTCCTTCAGGTAGGCGACGTGAAAGATCAGGTCCTCCAGGGGGACGGGATAGCCGAAAATGTCCAGCTCGCCCTGAAGCAAGGGCAGACTGGTGGATTGCGGATAGACGAGGCTGAGGTAATAGAGAATCTTTCCGCGAATCAGCTCCTTCGAGCGAACGTCGTTTTTCATAAATTTTGGTCCTTTGTCCTTTGTCCGTTGCCCTTCATTGGTGATTTGCGATTGGTGATTGGTGATTGCTTCTCCCGCGCCAGCAGGAATCCAAATCAGAAATTGCAGATCAGAAATCGCAAATCAGAAATCACCAATCACAAATCACACTTCCATTTCCTTCCCCGCACCGAGCGCACTAAGCTCTCGATGCATCGCTTTCAGGGCAATGAGAATTTCCTGGTGCTCGAAGCTCTCGTGCGACTCGCGCTGCTCGACAAAGTTCACCAGGCGCGACAAGGTCTCGGCTTGCGATTTCTGGGTGTTCAGGAATTGCTCGATGTATTGCCGCGTCATGCTGAACACGCCCTCCATTTGGTAGCGCCGGCTCCATCACCTTCTCCACCCAGTAGTGGGCCAACTTCAAGAAGCCGTAGCCAAACAGAATCAGCAGCACTACGCCTGGGCCCCACCAGAGTGCCGCGCGCGCCAATTCGCTGGGAAACATGGTCTTCGTCCTTGGTCACTGGTCATTCGTCCTTCGTCGTTCGTTCTTCGACCGCTGCGCAAAATATTTCAAATGGGTCATGGGAAATGTGAAATGGCAAATGGCGTCGGCTGGCGGAAGCCGCGTGGCCGGGTCTGCCGGTCTTGCCATTTCACATTTGCCATTTGCCATGGCCCATTTGACATTCCTGCTGGCTGCCCCCAAGGGACGGCCCTACGGTTTCTTCTGCGCCCCCGCCATGATTTCCGTCTTTCGATCCGAGCCCATCGAGCTGCCGAAGTAGTACGACAGCACCAGGGTGAGCGCGGCATCCAGCGTGCCCAGAATCCGGCCCACGATCACCGGGTCGACGGCAGCGGGAACGCCGTGCAGCAGGACGAACGCTTCGAGCGAGCCGGTCAGCACGACCACAAGGTAGCCTAGGACGGTAGGCGTATAGTCCTTGAGCGCCACCTGGCGCTGGCGCGCGGACTCGCGGTCCGCTTCCGCAAGCTTTTCCAGGTCCACGCCGTGCTGCTGCATGGCAATTTGGAATTCTTCTTCCGCCTGCTTCAGCTTCAAGAGCACGTCGGGATTGTTGGCGGAAAGCACGGCGTCTTCGAGCTTGTCGGGCGCCGCCTGCCCCGCCGCCGGATCACCGAGCAGCACCTTGGAGAGCGACCCCACCGCCACGCCCGCCAGCGGCCCGCCCAGCGCCGAAGCAATGGTCGGGGCGAGGGAGCCGAGCACGGATTTGATTTTGTCCAGTTTCGCCATAAGACCCTTTCAACACCAAGTCACCAAGTCACCAAGTCATCCAAGAAAAAGACTTCTTTGTGCCTTTGTGACTTGGTGGGAGAAGCATTGGTTTTTCCATTTGCCATGACCCATTCCCCATTCCGAAAGGGCGCATGGGAAATGTGAAATGGCAAACGGCTCCCATTCACTACAACTTCGTCGCTTGCTTCGTCAGGTCCTCGTACCGAGCCCTGTAAAAAGCGGCCCTCTCCTCAGCCGCCGCCTTCAGTTCCTTCGCTTCCTGCTCCGCGCGGGCGGCGAGCTTGCGGCCGTAGATGGCGCCAAGGACGAATCCGCAGATGACCGAGAACACGCCGATCAAAAACGTAGTCAT